TCCGGTCAATGAGACGCCGGTAAACCAGCCGCGTCCTATCGGCGATCAGGCTCCGCCGAAGCCGGAAGGTCAGGAGAGCAACAAGTCTTCGCACTCAAGCCGCCGCGAGGCGCTGCAACAGGCGTTCGCCCGCGCCAAGGAGGCGCAGGAGGAGGCGACAAAGAACGCCCCCAAGCGTGCCAGACCGGGCATGGGGCACAACCGGCCACCGGAAGCGATGGCGAAGGAGACTGCCGCCGAAAAGGTCGAAAAAACCAGCCAGCCGTCCGAGAAGCAGCAGCGATACCGCGAGGGCGGCAAGTTCGCCCGCGACCCTGCGAAGCCGCAGCAGGAATTGCCGCTCGAGCAGCAGCCAAGCCAGCAACAAGGCCAGCAGCAACGGCAGATCAAGCCGTTAGACGAGCGCGCGCCGTACCGGGAGCCGCCAAAACGGTGGAGCGAGAAGACAAAGCAGGAATGGCACGCCACACCCGAAAGTGTTCGCGGAGCCGTCTACCAGATGGCACGCGAATTTCAGGGTGCCTACCAGAAATACAAGGGCGACAACGATGTGATGAACGAGCTTCGCCCCTATCACGACCTCGCGGTCAAGCAGGGAACGTCGATCCGCAAGGCGTTCGACAACTACTACGGCATGGAGATGAAGCTCCGCCAAGACCTGATCGGCGGGCTTGATGTCATCGTGCAGAACGTCGCTCGTAGTCAGGGACTGACGGGACGGAACGGCGGGCCGCTGACGATCCAGGACGTGGCGCATCACATCGCGACCATGTCGCCGGAACAACACATGCTGACCCAGCAGCGCAACATCCAGCAGTCAGCCGAGCAGCGGCTTGGGCAGATGCAGCAGCAGGTGCAGCAGCAGGAGCAGGCGCTCAACCAGATCCTGTATCAGCAGAAGTTCACTTATACCCGCGCGCAGGTGGATCAATTCGCAAGCGCACACCCCCGGTTTGACGAGCTGGCGGACCTGATCAAGTCGGAACTTGATTTGGGCTTCTCGCTGGAGCAAGCTTATCTCCGAGCCGACAGACTTCGACCCGGCTCACCACAGGCGGCTCAGACCCGCACACAATCGGCTCAGACCCGAAAAACGTCGATCAGCGGCGCTCCAGACGGCGGTGGAAAGAACTCCACCAACACACGCTCCTCAGACGGGCGGCGCGGCATGAACGGCGAAGCGAAACACCCATCGAGGCGTGAGGCACTTGCGAAAGCATTTCGCCGCGCCGCCAATGGCGTGTAGGGAGCCTTAAATAACCGCTCATCCTGCGCGCCGTGTAACGCTAAGGATGATGAGCCATGCCTATTCTGCCAGTTGGAACTGGTGACAACCTTCCGTATCAACAGATCTTGTCGATGGCGATCGAGGATCGTTCCTCCTCGTATCAAGACTTGGTGTCTGACAACAACGCACTTCTGGCGACCATGCGCGACAAGGGCCTGTGGGAAACCTACTCAGGTCCGCGCATTCGTCAGACGCTGCAAATCTCCAAGCAAACCGCGCAATGGTATTCCGGCTATGACGTGCTGCTCAATCCCGCAATCGACCTGTTTGCCGATGCCTGGTACGAGCCGAAGATGGTCGTCGTCCCGATCATCCTGAGCAAGCAGGAAATCCTCAACAACGAAGGCGAAGCTCAGTTGATGGACGTGCTCGACAGCTACATGAAAGCTGCCGAGAGCGCCTTGGAAGATGCCATGGACGGTGCGCTGCATGCTGCCGGTGGCGGCAAGCAGTTGACCGGACTGGCGACAGCGGTCCCGGTTGCCAACACGACCGGTGTCTACGGCGGCATCGACCGCGCGCAGAATACCTGGTGGCAGACGCAGTCCATCGACGCGCAGTCCTACATCGCTGGCATCACGCAGATCACGTCCACGACCATCCGCCCGACGCTTAACCGGATCATGACCGCACAGTCACGCGGGCGGGACTATGCCGATCTGTTGATCATGTCACCGCAGCATTACGAAGCCTACGACGCGGCGACCGTCGCCATCCAGCGGCTTTCACGCGATGGCGGTGGCCTCGCCAAACTGGGCTTCAGCACACTGGAGTACATCGGCGGCGGCAAGCAGGCGACGATCGTGCTGGAAGGCGGGATCGGTTCCGACATGCCAGCCGATACGACCTACGGCCTGCAGACCGACTCCTTGCGTCTGCGCTATCACCCGAGCCGCAACTTCGACAGCGTGTTCAAGGGCGAGGGCCAGATGCCCATCGATAAGGACGCGGTTGCCCAATTCATCGGATGGATGGGGGAACTCTGCATGACGAATCCAAAGTTTAATTGGAGATTGCGTGACAGCAATCCTGCGGCATAGCCCATCCAGAACTTGGACGGGATAATAACTTGCGATCCGGTTTGTTGACGCGGGCTGGATCGAGAGAGGGGCGGGTGCCGGACTGGTTAGCCTTCCGGTCACTTCGGCATCCGCCTTTTTAACAAACAGGAAGGGCAAACGAAAATGGTACCGAATGACAAAGGGGTGGTTGCGATCTTCCGCAACGGCACCGTGAAGAACAACGTCAAGTCTGCGGAAGCAGGGCGACCGATCTTCGACGACATGGAGCAGGTCGAGGTTCGCCATCCCGGTTCGCGCGACTACGGCGTCTACCCGGCGACTGACCGCTCGCACTGGGATGTCGATCCGGTCACCGGAGAGCAGACCCCCATCACTTACGCCGAGCGGTTCTCCAAGCAGTACCAGCAGTTCAAGGCGAGCCAGCAGCAGACCAAGTCGGGGACGCCGATCGACTACCTGCCGTTCCTGACCGAGGGAAAACGTGCCGAGCTGCGCGCGCTCAACATCTACACGGCGGAGGCACTGGCCATTGTCGATGGTGCGGAGCTGAAGAACCTTGGCCCCGGCGGGCGAGAGATGAAGAACAAGACCATCGAGTTTCTCGAAAGCAGCAACGAAACTGCGAGGATCACCAAGCTCGAGGCCGAGCTTGAGACGATCAGGCTGCGCAACGAAGTGCTTGAGGAAGACAACAAGCTGATGGCCAAAGACAGGCCGCCGAGCGAGTTCGACGGCATGTCTGACGCACAACTCAAGGAGCATGTCCGCTCGCTGACCGGTGTTTCTCCGAAGGGTAATCCGTCGCGCAAGACGCTGATCCGCATGGCGGAGGATCATAAGAGCAGCGTGGCAGCATGAGCCTACTTTCCGTAGTGCGGGACGTGTGCCTCGCTACTGGCATCAATCCGCCAGTGTCGATGTTTTCGCCATCGGTGCAGCCCCGTACGCAGGGTGAACTGCTGTCGCTGGCCAACGAGATGGCGCAGCGCATTGCCTACGACACCAGAGAGTGGGGACGGCTCAAGGTTGTGGGCACGTTTACCGGCGACGGCACGATCATTCCGCCGCCGCCGGACCCGACAGGCGTTCTTGTCGGCACGACCATGTTTGACCTCCCCGCCAACTTCAAGCGCATGCTGCTCACGGCAAACGTCTGGAGATCGTCAAACACGCAGACGCCGATGGTGTTCATCTCGGACGCCGACGAGTGGTTGAACCGGCGCGCGCGCGGCTGGATCAGCGGCCTGGGCGAGTGGACGATCCTGGGCGGGCAGATGCACATCTCGCCGGTCATGCCGGTGGGCGAGAACGCGACCTACGCCTACCTCGACAAGAACTGCATTGCGCTTGGCAGCGGCGGCACCGGCGATGCGTTCATGACCGACGCCGACACGTTCCTCTTGGGCGACCGCCTGTTGAAACTGGGCATGATCTGGCAGTGGAAGGCGAACAAGGGATCACCCTACGCCGAGGATATGGGCACCTACTCCGATGCGCTGACGATGGCGATGGGCAGTGATCAGCCAGCGCCGATCATTATCGGCAGCGGACGGCTGCGCGGCAATCAGGCTTATACGGGGGTTGCGCCGTGGCCTTTATAGCCGAACGCGCCCTCTACAACGTCGCGCTGCAAGGCCCGCCGGGGCCGCCGGGACCAACTGGCGCTGCTTCCATCGTGCCGGGACCGCCGGGGCCAACGGGTCCGCAAGGCCCGGCCTCAACGGTGCCGGGACCGCCGGGGCTGACAGGACCGCAAGGGCCGCCGGGACCAACAGGAACGCCGGGCGCAGACAGTACGATACCGGGACCGCAGGGACCGGCCGGAGCACCCGGTGCGACAGGACCACCGGGTGCGACAGGTGCAACCGGTCCTGCCGGTGCCGCCTCGAGCGTGCCGGGACCGACAGGTCCGCAGGGACCGGTCGGCGCAACTGGGCCAGCCGGTGCCGCGAGTACCGTGCCGGGACCACAGGGGCCGCAGGGTATTCAAGGCCCGCAAGGAATACAGGGACCCGCGGGCCCGTCCATGGGTGTGCTCGTTTCCGCCACCGCGCCGGTTGGAGCCGCCGACAGTGCGCTCTGGTTCAGCAGCACAAACGGGCTGCTTTATCTCCGTTACAACGACGGCAACTCCACGGCGTGGATTGCGGTTGCCGCGCGCGCGGAGGCTTCGCCATGAGCGGACACGC